TCTTAATTGCGTTGAATACCGAACTAATAACAGAAGATACCGCATTCACAACCGTTGTTATTGCCGAAAGAATCGCATTCCATACCGTTGTGACAATACTTAAGATTGTATTTATAACGCCTGATATAACTGAAACGATAACATTCCATACCGTTGTAATAACCGTCTGTATTGCGTTTAATATCGTTGTTATTGTTGTTACTATTGCATTCCATACCGTTGTGACGACTGTTTCGATTGTTGTTAATACTGTTGATATTACCGTCACAATAACATTCCATACCGTTGTAACAATCGTTTGTATTATAGTTAATACTGTCGTTATTACAGTTTGGATAATGTTCCAGGCTGTTGTAATAATCGTCTGTATTATAGTTATAACTGTTGTAACGATTAAAACGATCGCATTCCATATCGTTGTGAATATTAACTGTATCGTTGTTAAATACAATGTTATAGCTGTTACGATGGCATTCCATATCGTTGTAACAACTGTTAATATAACATTTATTGCAGTTTGTATTGCAAAAACTATTGCATTCCATACTGTTGTAACTGTTTCAACGATTCCGTTCCATATATTGGCAAAGAATTCACCAACTGCCGCAACCGCCCCTTTTATAGCTTCAAAGGTATTTATAAAGAACTCTTTCAATCCTTCAATAATAGGCTTTACCGCCGCACATATTTCATCCCAGTGAGTATATATCTCATATATTGCAATTGCCAAAAGTGCTATAACGCCAATCACGATGGCAATCTGCGGAGCTACTCCGGCAATCGCACTTCCCATCTTTGAGAATACTGTAATTCCGCTTAGAATATCATAAGCTTGTTTCATTTTAACAATTGTTCCAATGATTCCTCCGATAGTACTTAATACCGGACCTGCACCGAGAACTATTGCCGCAAATGCAACTTTACCTTTCGGTCCTAGGCTCATAAATATGTCTATAATGGATTGAACAACTTTAATTATTGGGATGATAGCTCCAAGAACAGCTTGAGCACCCTCTGACAATCCTCCGAAGTTGTCTTTTCCTGTGGTTAGATAGTCAACCAAACCGCCGAACACTTCACCGAATACCTTCCCAATCTCTGCAGCCTTCGGCTCGAGTTCTTTAAATTTATCGGTTATCTGCGTTATAACGTCCTTTACACGCCCTGCAAAACTTGTTGCATCGTCTGAACTTCCGAGGAAGTTTTCACCGATTCGAGAGATTGAAGCTTGCAAGTTAGACATCGCACCTTTAATGGTAGAACCACCCATCTCCTGAGCCGCTCCGCTTATGTTCGTTTGTATTGCATTCATAAGGTCAGATGTTGCAATCTCTCCGGCTGTTGCCGCCGATTGTATTTCTTCCGCACTTGTTCCTGCGGCATCCGCAAGCCATGTATATACTGGGAGACCTCTCTCTGCCAACTGTTGAAGAATCTCGTTGGTAACCTTTCCGGTTGTAACAGATTTATTTATTATCTGCCCCATTTCGTCCATTCCGATTCCTGCAATTCCTGCGGCATCCGCAACACCTGTTAAATACTTTGTAAGCTCTTGCCCAGGCTTTATTCCTGCCGCCACTGCTGTTGCCGCTGTAGTCGCCGCTTCGTCAAGTCCGTATGCTGTACCGCTTACTGCAATCTTTGCGTTATCTATAATGCTTGCTACATCTTCCGAGCTGTTCCCAAGAGCAACAAGCTTTGCTCTTGCATCGTCAATGGCTGTCATTCTGTTCCAACCCTTAGACAGTGTTATGCCAGCGACCGACTTTGCCGCCGACAGTGCAGGCTTTGTTATGCTGTTTGTAAGTGAACTTCCGATTTTAGAAGTTGTATTGCCTAGTTTTTCTATGGAAGACTTTGCGGAGTCTGTCGCATTTTTTAACCCTGAAGCGTCACCGTCAATCTTGACACTTAAAGTATAATCAGAAGCCATTTAACCCTCCTTTCTCATTCCTATTGTTTATAAGTTACCGTATATCTTTAATTATCAAGTATTCGCTTAATTTCTTTTGCGTTCGCTTGATTTTTTTGATGTTTCCTGTTTATTTTTCTGCTTTCGTTTGAATCCGTTCGCCTTATATATTTTGTCTATCCAGTTGGATTCTTTCTTGGTTGCTCTTAAAATATCCGCCTTCTGAAGCTTGTACTGTTCTTTATCAACAGTCTTTCCTTTAGACTTCCAAAGCTTTATGAACCGCTTGCCTTTCTTACGCATTGAGTTGTTAATTGCATTGAGAACTGCGTTTCTATTAAGTGTTGAATCCATCACGGTCTTGTTTTCCCATGCTTTAAATATAAAATGAATATCCTTAGGTGTTAAATCATAAAATTCCGCTTTAGAATAACCGAGATTAACTGCGAACCACGCAAAAAGTATGTCATTTTTGTATTTTTTTTCGTCCGGAGTCTCTTTTTTTTCCGAATCAACATCCAGATACTCAAGTTTTACAAGTTCTCCGGGAAGAAAAAAGGGCAGTCTCTAAGCAGTGAATTCATAACAATATTATCTATCTCAACATAACCGCATGTATTTATGGCATCCTCAGCTATCTCCTGAGCCATTCTAAACGGTATGAAGTTGTCTTCTCCAACTCTCTTTAAGGTATAACCCATGTATGTTTTTAAGCTGCTTATACTAAGTAAGCCGTTTGTATTGTTAATCATTGCCAAGGTTGGCAGATTCGTTGTGTTCTCAATAAGTTCAATTCTTTTAAGATTGAATTTGCATTCATACTCTACATCGTTAAGAGTAAATGTATATATTTCATCGTTTTCATTCTGGTTTTTTGCCATATAGACCTCCGTTATATCCTTATATGCTTTGTTTTCTTCTTACATAAAAAAATAAAGGGCGCAATTTAACGCCCTTTATTCCCAAAAAGTCACGATTATATAACTTTTTGTAATACCTACTTTTCTAATCGTGATTATGTGGTTTCTTATTAACCTTCTGCTTCTTCGCTTGTTGTGGTTGAATCTGTGCTTGTGCTCTCTGATGTCAAGTCAACCAATGCACCCATTCCCTCAAGTGAGATTGAAAAGGTTGTTGAATCATCGTAAGGAGCTTCAAGTGAATAGTCTGTTATTACAGCCAAACCACCGAAAAGCCCTGTTGATGTCTTTTTGTTTATAATCTTGACACATACAGGGTCTCCGTTTTCAAAGTATGTTGAAAGAAGAGTGTGAGATTCATCATCAAATACGTAGATTCCGTCTGTGTCAACACTCCATTCCTTCATGCCTGCAATCTTTGACTTCCATCCGCCTTCTGTATCCTTACTTGTGACTTCAATCGATTCTGCGGATCTGTTAATAGTCAGCCCCTGCTGTCCGGCAATTGCGAGAAGATTTTCTCCGGTAGTATCCCAGATAGAAAGAATAATGTTCATTCCTGCCGTTGCCTTTGCCGCTGTTGAGTTGAAATCACAGTATTTATTTTCATCATACGCAAACAACTGCTTAATATATCCCATTGTTTACCTCCTGTTTTTTCTTTACATTGTTTATAAGTTACTAGAATAAATTAATTTAACAAAAATACTACTACATAATTGGTTTACGAGTTACTTAATATTTGAACTGTTTAACTTATGTTGCTTGTAGTGTTTCTTAACTACAATTTTAATTATTATTTTATCTTCAACCCATAACAGATTTTGAAGGTATAGCTTAATATAGCATGCCTTTCGTTTGTCTCTTCTGTATATATCGACTGTACCCCTTTATACATCTGATTGATGAGGTTGTAAGGCTCTTCCAGGTCTACTTCCTCCGTTAGTGCCTCAGTTACTTCTTCAATCGCTTTATAAATTGGTACATGACTGTTTGTAGGCTCGGATATGATGTGAATGCTTATATTGTAAGCTTGCACAAACATCGTCTTTGTGTCCGCAGGTTCTGTTGACACAAGCTCAATATATACAAAAGGGCTTTCCGTGTTTTCAGCTACAACATCATAACATTTTAAATCTGTATTAGATTGTATCTTTGACCTGATAGCTTTTATCAGATCCGTGATATTCATTTGCATTAACATATTACTTTAACAACTCCTTTATTGCTCCTGCCAAGGTTTGTTGAAAGTTTTCTTGCTCCTGTGCAACATTTCTCTGCAAGTATCTTTGACCTTGCACAAAGCCGCCGCCAAGGGTTCGGTGTCCGTATTCAACATGTGGAGCGTAATCTTTAGTATATCCTGCTTGGTCTGTGTCAAATGTCAATGACATTCTAAGTTCTCCGGTATCAACCGGAGTTCCACCCTGTCTTACACCTCGGTTATAAATGTTTTTTAAGCATTCCTTCTTGATATTATCAAGAATCCTCTGCCCCTCTGAAAACCTCGAAAGCCTTTCTTGCAGTTCCTCAGCACCTTCAAGTTTTGACTTGATATTCATCTAATCACTCCTTGTATATCTTGCCCTGAATGCATACCCAACGATTTTGAAGTGTGGATTTTTCGGTAATTTCGTACATCTTACCGTCTATTTCTGCATAATCTGCAGAATCGATTGAATCATAAGATGTCTTTAACGTGAATTTCTGCACGTCCTTCGTGTACGTTGTGCCGTACAGGCTTATCTCTTCATTCGTCCATGGTGTATGTCTGCAGAATACTGTTTTAAGCTCTGTTTTTCCTGATTCAACCACATTTCCGAGTTCGTCCTCGGTGGTCTCAGTTTTGTATAAAATACATTCCTTTATCATCATTTAAAATGCACCACCTTGTCCGTTCCTGATGTATTGGCGGTATTCTCCAAGTATGCAGATATTTCATCCGCATACTCTGAAAGAATATCATCAACAAAGCTTGTTGTAATGTTTGCCGCACCTTCTGAGGATATGCCCTCATAATATGTACGTCTCCACATCTTAACCGTTGCGTCTACTGCTATGGAATTAAAGAGTTCCGGGAAGGTGTCTTCAGTAACTCCAAGCCTTAAACACAATCTATCTGTTATCGTCTGCACGTACTCGCTTACAATGTTTTCGTCATAATTATCATCGCTTTCAAGTCTTATTATTACTCTGTTTAATACTGTTGTTATCACTTAAACACCTCCCTTTATATTAACCTTCTGCGGTTGTACTCTCTGCGATACTTCCTACAAATACTCCTGATACATCTTCTGGGTAGAATACTACTCCGCAAAGCAAGAGAGTATTCAAAGATGCTCTATCAATTGCAGGAGTATGATTCATTCCTACAAGTCCGGACTCGTCATAAGTAAGTCCGAATGCATTGGCAAGGTCTCCTCCGGCAGGTACGTAAACGCCGTTTAAGTTCTGTGTTACTGTTGCATACACTTTACCCTGTGCAACCTTAGAAGATATGATTGCATTACCCATTCCGAGGAAGTTTTCAAGATATGAGAATCCAAAGGCTGTCTGTGTTGTGATTGCAGCACTTCCTAAGTATGTAGCCACATCAATAGGATTGATAAAGAATACAGGTGTTACATCCATATCTTCATAATATGTCTGAATGCTTGCCCAAAGATTAGCACAAGCCTTCTGGAGTGAGTCTGCAGATGTTGCCTCTCCTGTTCCTTCTGCTATCATTGAGAAAAACTCATCCTTTACATCTTTTCTTACTTCTGAAATAAGCTTTGCGTCTGTTTCGTTTACAGCCACGTTNTAACCTGTTTTCTGAATAGCTTCAGCAGTTACAAGCTTTCTNTACTTCTTCAATGTAAGTTCAATNTTATCGAGTGCCTTTCTTGTAATCTTTGTAAGNGGAATTACTTCTCCTTCGTCTACCTGATCCGGAGTGTTCTCCTTTACTGTTTTATATCTTTTAACAATTGTTCCTGCTGCCATTGGTACCATTTCTGTAATACCAAGTACTGCCTGAAGGCTCTTGATATTCTCCACAAGTCTGCTTGTGTGGTCAATTGATATTGCAGGTTCAACATCTACTGTTGCTGTCTGATTTTCTTCTACAGCAAACATCTGCTTAAAATACATTTCATTCATAAATATACCTCTACTTTCTTTTATTTAATGTTTAAACAGTTCCATGTTCTCATTGATGAGTTTCTGACGTTCTGCTCTGTTGGTTACCTTCATAATCTCATCTTTTGTCAAGGTCTTCGCTCCGCCTGTTTTCGGTGCTCCGCCCTTTAAAGAATCAGTTACCGCCGCACTTACAGCCTTTTTGAATACTTCCGAAAAGCTTTTAACATTACTTGCTGTTGTTTCTGCGTCTGTTGTTACAAGCATATTAACAAGTTCATCCGGAATGGTTACTCCATCATCGGATAACATTTTTCTTGCCGTCTTTCCCATTTCCGCAAGCGTATTTGCTTTTTTTAGTTCATCAAGTTCCTTCTGGAGCTTGTCTCTTTCATATTCCGCTTTTTGCTGTGCATTCATTTCTGCAAGCTTCTTTGCTTCTGAAACATCCTCTTCGTGTTTCTTCTGCCACTTTGCAAATTTCTCGTTTATGATTCGGTCAAGGTCTGCATCTGTATATTTCTTGTCCGGTTCTTTCTGTTCCGTTGCATTCCCTTCCGGTTCTGCTCCGTTCTTGTCCGTTTTGACATTTGCGTTGTTTGCGTCCTTCTTCTCTGTTTCTGTTGTTGCTGTTGTCGTTGTTGCCTGAGAAGTTTCTGCACTCTCAGCCTCCGCAAACATCTGCGGCAAATAAAATAATTCTTTCTTACTCATTTTTATACCTCACTTTTTTCCATAGTTTTAAGTTACAATGCTTAACTTTATCCTTAGCTTTTAACGCCTTCAAAGCTTGGGCGGATTTTTGTTTAATGTTTTGATATTGGTTGCATTCTGTCTCAGATATGCACCGTTATATATTCGGGATAAGCATCTTCAAGCATGCTCATTCCCACTAAAAAAGCATTTACCAGAAGCCTTGAATCATCTGACAAATGCTCTTCATTTAACTTATACTGTCCGCTCTTTGCGGTTTGTTCAGGTCTGTCCTTTGTAAGTTCTATAAAGGACTCCCTTAAGGTCTGAACTAATGCACTGGCTGCCTCGCATACAATGTCAAAGCCCTTCGGTGCATATCCTGCATGACCTTCAACGATTAACCAGTTGCCTTTTCTTTCAACTACAATCAAATATCATCATCCTCCTCTTTTAACCACTTTATTATATTTATCGTTTCTATCCCCTTGGGCGTGTTCCGGACTGCCTTTACAGTGTT